TTTAAGTACGGCTGAGCTAGTTAAGTTGTACCATCTGGCAACCCCAGACAAGATGTTGTTGTACAAGGCGGCTCTTTCTGCGGCAGCCTCTAGGGAAGGGGCAAAAAGTGGTGTAACCAAACCACGAGTAGTTGACACCACACCTAACCCCGCCGGGGTGCGTGGTCCGAACCGCAACGATAGAATGCGGAACAAGGCCGTGGCACGGAAAGCGAAAGGGTCTGACCAGCCTTGGACGCCTGGCCCTTCTTTTAACTTAGCTAGTCGCGAAGTTTTAGTCCCCGAGGAAAAGGGGGGAAAGAAGAAGGGGGAGGCCGTTACATTTGATCCCAACCCCAAGAGCGAACGGGAAGACGTGCAATGGGTGGTGGATCAGCGATCTCTGCAGAGTGGGAACCGGGATCGCGCTTTGATATGGCGCGACAATAGGGACGGAACTCATAGTCTATCGGGCAACTTCAACGTTAGAATTAAAGGTGTGATAGAGTCATTCCCGTTGAATGGAGTGTTTCGTGAGCTGAGTATACTCGACGAGTTCATAACGCAAGACACCACAGGGGTTTTGGTCCTAGTGCATCCTAACCCGGACGTTTCGTACCCGCATTTCGACACTTCTCTCAACAATTTAGCGTTCAGGGGTGACAACAAGAACCGCGTCCGACAGGCCGCCAAAGCAGTTGTGACCCACGCTATCAATACCAAGTATATATACGAAATGTCGCACATGGCTAAATCGATACAGAAAGAGTTCGAGTACTTCAACAAGAAATACGCTGGACTTAAGATACATATAGACGAGGTCATGAATGAGCAATGGTATTTGGACGCCATGGTGAAGGTTGGCGAGTTGAAGAGGTTGAGCTACTTTGATGTGGCCAAGGCTAGATTGACAGATAAGTTTGGTTCAGTCGGAGAATCGTTCGAGTGGAAGTACAGAAACGCCAGGAATCGAATCATGTTGGGACTAGCTGGGCGTTTGACTGTACCTACCGCTCTAGCAGTGTGTTGCTCTATTTTCTTTAGCTACATGAGCGTGCACGAGGCCGTAGGAGCGTCGTTTGTGGTGTTGGGCGTTATTTTTACGTTCTGGCGCAATTGGTCCAACATAGACGAATTGTTGGAGAAGGGATGGGAAACTTATGTAGTTCAACGTATGATGAAGGAACACGGCATGGGCCTGCACAATACGGTAAACTGGATTCCGGCTAGTAAAATAGTACTAGAGAAATTCATCTACGACAAAGAGGTTAGACCATTTCCGCCACTCAGAGCTGGAGCCAAACTCTGCGTTGAAGAAACGTTGCACAAAACCCAAACGTTGGAGATATACGGTATAGCAACTGATGCCAACGTCACTTATCCGGCGAATGTTGGGGCTAACGTTGAAGCCGCTCTTAGAATTCGTATGGGTTTTGAACAAACTTTGGATGACGCGACGTGTGAAGAATTCGTCAAGTACTCATTCGATCTCATCGAACAGATGCCCATGTTTGACGTGAGCCTCATTCATCCTGAGGAAGACACATATATTTACCTCAAGAACAAATTTGGAACCAAGAAAGCTGATTTCCAAATGCGATTGTTCGGTGGTGTTCTTACAGATTTGGACACTTGGTATACGGTCTTCTGTAAGTCAGAGGCTTACTTAAGTAAGACCCCGGCTGACGTCAAACCACGCATGATATGGGAGATGACGGAACAACGCGGAGTGTCCTTTGGCCCCTACTTCCATAAATTGGGGAAGCTGTTGGCAGATCATTTTAGCGCAACGAGTAATTGTTACTATGTGGCTGGGGGCAACCCAGTGACTGTAGGCAAGTTTGCAGCCATGATGGAACGGTTCGCTGAGAAGTACGAAGCAGATGTGAAGAATTGGGACGGATGCCAACACAAACACATTAGGAGGGTTACAAAACGATTCCTCGAGACACGGACTACTGGATGGGCGCCCGAGGATTTCGCATGGCTAATCAAGAACTGGGGGGTCATCAAGGGGAAGACCAAGGACGGCAAAGTTGTGTATACAGCTGAGGACGGGTTGGCTTCTGGTAGTCACGACACACTGTTGAACAGTTTGGTGAATATATTTATAACCATGTTTGCTAACAAGCTCAAGTGGTCAGATGACTTTATGGCTATGGTACTCGGTGATGACAACGGGGTAGCTCTGGAGTCTCTTAACGTTGAGAAACTAGTAGACATTTATGCCAAACTAGGTATGGAATGCACTATCATTCGCAGAACGCATATGACTGATATGTCATTTTGTAGTGGGCTGTTCGCACCAGTAGGACATGACAAGGTGCTGTGGTCCAACAAAGTGTTCCGAGTGCTACCCAAATTTGGTCAAAACCACCACAATCATCCACCGAAACTTTTCATGGCCTTGTTGTTAGGGACAGCTAAGAGTTTGTTGCCTAGCGCGGGTCACATGCCGGTTTTGGGAAGGATGCTTAGAGCTTTAGTCCGGGATGGAGAGAGACGTCGTATTAAAGCCCGTTATGACAATAGGGGTGAGAATCCTTATCGTATCACAGGTGGTAACGTTTATGAGCCCACGATGGAGACTTTCTTGTGGTTTTCCAACCGTTACGATATCGGGTTGGCAGAGTTGTTACTTCTGGATGAATCCATGGATCTATGCACTTTGGATATGTTCCCTACACATTTATCTGGTGAATGGGTAGAACATGGATTGGAAACTGATCTGGAGTGTCCGATTGGGAAAATGAGTTATGGTAACATCACTGAGGACGATGTGTTGGCTACTATGACTTACATACCCATAGAAGAGGAGCAAGCTAAGTTGGAGGGCGCAAAAACTGTATTCGATGCTATCCGCAATGCCATCAAGTGGGGACAGGAGGAGATTCAGTTGGGGGCGCCGGTAAGCCATATACCGCTGCACGTGGTGTTCACTTGCCTGTCGTGGTTCAACTTATCTTTGGGTATCAAAGTCCACCAGATGTACAACCAACTGTCGTGGCAGCACTACCAAAGATCCACTCTCCAATACAACAGGAGTGTCTCACCATTCGTGTACGTCGGTGATATGATGTCTTGGGACGCAAAACTGTTGTCTGGATACGCTCCTTGTTCTAAGAAGGTCATAAAGAAGAAGGGTGGTAACAGTGACAACTACAACAAACCGAAGCCCAAACCGAACCCGAAGCAGAACAACAGGCCAGTACCTGTGGGCAAGATATCGTCATTCATCATAGCGTCTGGCGACCCTTTTAATCCCATGGCGAAAGGAGCGAAGATACCTGATTCCGCACAGTTTCCTTCCGTTCCCATGACTTTGAGGGAAGACAAGGAATTGGTGATCGATGCCAACGGACACGGGACTGCAGTAATCCGTTGCGACGGGATTAATTGGTACTGTACCCCTGACTCGATGTCAGCGGTTGGTGTACCTACGTGGTTCAATGTCTCTTTAACCGGGCTGAACCCGGCTTTCGCAGAGGCTCCTTCAGTTGCAGACTTCAACGCATATCGACCTGTTGGGGGAGGAATTCGACTAAGTTACGAAGGGCCTGCAGACACCCTGGCGGGTAGTGTTTTTATAGCACACTTCCCAGACATATTGAGTTCTACCGCGTCAATGGGGTACAACCAGTGGCCCAACTCTAGAGCTGACATGACCCACACAGCATATACTGATCAACTGAATATGACAGCTTTGCACAGGGAGCCTCATGTTATACCGTTCAAGATGGTAGACGACATACACCCTTACCGGAACTGGAATGCTACACAGCTGGCAGCTGCAACAACCGATCGTAGTAGTCGCTTTGTTGATTCCTGGGCCAATATAATAGTATACTGTGAGGGCTGTCCAGTAGGAGGGAAGCTCAACATAGATGTTGTTGTGCACATTGAAGCCCTGTCGAATGCTTCAGACCCTTCTTTTGTGAAGCCTACAAAATCGAACGAGTCACCGCAACAACTCGTCTTAGCTAAGGCTATTGCCACCATGACTACCCCATTACCTCAAAGTAAGGTGACCGGCTCCATTTTGAGTACTATCAATGCTGCTAACGAGCAAGTGAATGGTGCGATATGGACTGCTGTGAAGGATTTCACGGTGATGGCCCTACCGCAACTGACCAAGGCAGCTACACCGTTCTTGGAGGACATCGCCTATGGGATAGGCGCAATGTTCTTGTAAGCATTACGGGCGCCTAAAAATCACGAATGTGTGATTGCCTATCAAGCGACGAGTCTACTGACTATAAACAGTGCCAC